CCGCTGGCCGTGTAGACGATACCGTCAGGGCGGTTCAGCGCCCATTTCCCACAGCATATTTCACAAGGACAGTAAGCCGTCGCCACGGCGTCGATCCATTCTTCCGGTTGTGTGGTTGGTTCATTTTCTGCAATGGCCACAGACGGCGCCAGAATGGCCGTGGTTTCGTTTAATTCTTCCGGTAGGATAATTCCTTCGGCGACTGCTTTATCGTCAGCCAGGGCGAAGGACGCGCCCACCAGGACCATTCCCAGGGTGATTGTAAACAGTCCGATCTTGAACCTTTTCAGTCTTGTCATTCGTTTTCACCGCCTTCCACTTCGTCGCCCCAGGAATCCCAGCCAGGGGCGGTCTTTCTTGCAAATAGTTCGATCATTGATCCCCCCCGCAAGCTGAACGATCCTGTCACGGGTTTCGGCCGGCTTTTCACTGTGACGGCCGATCGGGGCGTCGATTATGCTATGGACTGACGCTGACGCGCGCTTCGGTTTGCCTTTTGTGGCCAGAAGACAGATTTCCGCGTTTGCGCGTGTCCAGTTCCCCAGGCCCCAGAACCAGGAAGGCGATTTTCGGTTTCGTTTCACCCAGACGAAGGCGGCTGTTTTGTACTGGAAGCCCCAGCGCCGGATCGTTTCCAGGGCGACGTCCAGGTTCGGGAATGTGGCCCACAGGAACAGAAGACAGTCGTCTTCGGCTATATCCTGAACCGGAAGGGAATAGATGTCTTCCGGCTTCATTGTGCGATAGTGCCTTTCGACGTTTCGCGTCTTTCCACCGGCCGCGTAGTTCCACGGCGGATCGGCGTATATTACCGAATATTTCTTTTCTGGAAATGGTATCATTCGGAATCACCTTCTTCCGGAATTGCTTCGAAGCAGTCACAGCGGACGACACGATCGTCGTCAGCGTGAATCGGGGAAGGAAGGCCGGCGTCGGTCCGTTCTATGAATTTTATACAATAGTCGCCGTCGCGGCGCTTTGCCTTGTCCTTGACGTATTGAATATGACGGCATTTCTTACACGAAAAGTCATATTTCCACTTCGGAAGGTTTGATTTCTTCTTTTTCATTCAGGCCACCGCCTTTTCGGCTTCTTCCAGGGTAAGGAATACGCTTCGGCCTATGTCGTTTTCGGTGAACTGGTACGTCTGGAAGTTCGCCTTTATATTTCCGCGAAGCACGTTGAAGAAGAACAGTCTGTCGGCGTTGATTCCGATAAAAATGACCTTTGCTTTCACCGGCTTTCGGCGGTATATGACATAGACGTCACTGTCCAGGGCTACCGGCGGAAGTAAACCGCCGGCGGCCTTAAAATCGGCCAGAAGGTCGCGCGCCAGGAAGTCCATGACGCCTTTTCCGATTTCGTATGTGTGCCGGTGTTCGTTGGCGTGATATGCGATCCTGGCTTTTATGCGGTCCATTATGGCGTTTTCGTTTTTCATTACGACACCGCCTTTCTGGCGGCCAGGTTTTCCGCTGACCGTTGGTCACAGTAAGCAGAAAAGGCCATTTCGCGGATCACGTCGGGGATCAGAAGTGAAAGGTATTCGTCGCCGTAGCCGTCTTCGCCCCATGTGCGGCCGGCGCTTTTGTTGGCGACTTCCAGTTTCCTTCTGGCGTAATGCTCTAAGTATGCGAACAGGTCTTCGTCGATTTCGAAGCCCATTTCTTTTTCGACTTCCAGTTGAAGGGCGGATTTGTTACCCATTGTTTCGACCTCCTTTCAGGCTGTCCGGCATTTCGGACGGAAGGTCCGCCTGGTGGATCAGGACAAGGTCGCTTCTGTCCACCAGGGAACCGTCGTGAAAGTGCGTGAAGACGCCACTGTTCAGGTTGACCGCTGTGTTCGGCTTCGTGGTCTTGATCAGGGCTTGTCCCTGATGTTCGAAAACGTCGCCGGCGGCGCATTGCTTAAAAGTCGTCTTCTTCATCGTCGTCACCGTCTTCCTGGCCTTCGGCGATTCTGCGAAGGACTTCTTCGACAAGCTGTTTCGAAGTGAATTCGGCCAACAGGGCGGAAGTGGAAAGTTCAACCTGGTCAGGCTCCACAGATAACGCGATCCCAGATTCCACGAAGAAAGCCGGCCGAACGCCACCGTAGCCACCGTACGCGCCGTTGTGGCCCAGACTGCCGTCCGCGCTGACAAGGCGCGCAAGGACGCGTTGCTGGCGTTCGGGGTGATCAGCCACCACCAGTCGTCAAGTTCAAGTAGGTCCTGATCGGCGTATTTCTCATACATGGTTTGCGTCAGAAGCGCGATCTTTGCCTGAATAATTCCGTAACCTTCGCCGCCCTCATGGTCAGCCAGGGACCAGTCGGCCGTCAAGATGTCCTTTGAACGGATAGGGCCTTCGGCCTGGTCGAATGTAGCCAGGAATTCGGTATTCAGTTCACGGTTAAGATTTGAGAAGCGCCAGTCGTTCGGATTTGCGGCCGGCTTTTCCGGTCTGGTCTTGAACGGCTGATCCGCGAAGTGGCGGTCAGCGATACAGGTATCGGCGATCAGAAGGGTTCTTCCGTCGGCGAAGTGTTCCAAAACGCGGACGTCGATCGGTCCGGCGTTGAATACGGTTCCAGGTGCAAGGTCTTTCAATTTTGCGCGTACAGTCATTTTTTGTTTCCTCCTTCAAATTCTTCGATAACAACTTCGACACGGGGGTTTTTCGGGTCCACAGCGAAGTCGTCGGTAAAGTGTTCAATGTGTTTCCAGCCGTCATTTTGAAGAACGCCGGCATGGACAAGGCTGTCCTGAATGAACTTCTTCGCAAAAGCGATATTGTCTTTATCTCTCCGGCGGTTCGGTTCGATCCAGGTGTAATGTATCACCACGGGACGGGTGAAGCGGACGCCGCGAAGCTGGGTTTTGATCATGTAGCCGATCACGTTTTCGGCCTGTTTCTTCATAGCGGCGGCCTTGTATTTGCCTTTGGCGCCGCGTTCAGCGTCCACATATTCGTTCAGTCCTGGCAGAAGGCCAGGGATTGTCAGTTTATAGTGTTTCACTCTGTCACGTCCTTTCAAGCCCCAGAAGGCGCTTCGCCTTGTCGCGGCGTTCTTGTGCGTTCTGGGTTCTTCTGGAATCTCCGGCCAGTTTCAGCCTGATCGGACACATTTCCAGAATTCGGTCATAAATTCGGGCATATCCCAGGGACGACGGGTTTTGAAGGTCGGCCAGGGAAAGGTTTGTCGTGACGATCAAGGGCTTTCCGGTGCGGCTTCTGGCGTCTATGACGTTGAAGACCTGTTCCACGGAATAGGACGTGTCCCTTTCGACGCCCAGGTCGTCGATGACAAGAAGGTCATATCGGGACAGCTTGTCCAGGAATTCCTGTTTATCTTCGCCGAAGCCTTGAAGTTTGTTCAGGATTCGGGGAAAGTTCGTCACGCTGGCGCGGACCTGTTTGTCGATCAAGGCGTTTGCTATGCAACAGGCCAGGAATGACTTTCCGGTCCCGACGCCGCCATAAAACAGGATTCCGATATTGTCGGCCTTCATTTCCGGCCAGTGTTCCACATAGCGGCGGCACACGTCGGAAATTCTGGCGTTGCGGTTGTCGTCCTGGGTGAAGTTCTGGGACAGGTACGACGGATCAGTGATCCCGTCTTTGCGAAGCCGTTCGCATTGCTTCCGGAATTCGGCGGCCTTTTCTTCGGCTTCACGTTGGCGGCTGGCTTCTGATTCGCACTTGCACAGGTGCGGAACGCGAAGCGTTTTTTCGCCGATCGTGATGTCGCCTTCTTTCCTGGTGTGGCATTTGCCACAGCACAGGAAGCCTTCTTCGTCGCGGTAGTCGCCTTCGGCGCCATTGTTCGCCCTACCTCTGGCGGCGATACCTTCGACAGCGGCCGTCCAGATGTTGTCGGCCATGATTATTCACCGTCGTCCAGGAAGTCTTCGCCGTCGTCGTAGTTCTTGACGGTGGCCGGCTTCGGGGACGGTATGACTTCGGCGCGGTCATATTCGTTCCAGCGTTCACCGCGAAGGAATGTCGCCGGATATGGAATAAAGCGGCCGTCGTCCTTTGTCCACTGTTCAGAACGCTTCCAGCGCTCCACACCCTGGACGATCTGGTTTGTCAAGTCTGGGTTAGGGCGAATTTGATTCCAGACCTTCACGGCGTCTTTCTTGCCGACTTTTCGTGGATAGACTGACCAGAACTGGTCAAAAGTGTCGTCCACTCCGGCGCCGCGTTGCGCCGATACTCGTTTTCGTTTCTCGTTTACGTTTTCGAATACGTTTTCGAATACGTTTACGGAAGAATCTGCTTGCATTTGCGCGCAAGTGTCAGAATTGTCACTTGATACCCCTTGACTGCAAGTGTTATCAAATTCTTGCGGTAGTGGGTATTTGGGTTTTGTTGCGCGCCTGTTCTGGTGTTTGTCCCAGGACAGAAGTTTCAGGTATTGCCGACCGTCTTCGGCTCTGTATGTAGCCACAAGGCCACCGTTCACAAGTTCAGCCAGCCAGGAAGACACCTTCTTTTCGGTCGGTACGTTCAGCGGAAAGAGAAGGGAAGCAAGGATTTTCGGGCTTCCGTAGTACAGGCCGAAGTCGTCCGCTTTTACGATCAGACGATAGAACAGGACTTCGGCTTCCGCCGATAAGTACGCCAGACTTTCAGACGTACATATTGATTCTTTCAAAATGCGGCTGGGCATTTATGACACCACCTTTCACGCGTTTTTCTGACAGGCGCGGCACATTTCACGGCCGAATTTGTTCATGGAATAGCGGCGTTCAGCTTCGCTGATAGGGCCGCCGCACACGGGACACGCGGCGCCGCCTGTCTGGGCGCTGTTTTGCGGTTGTGGTGCGGTTCTTTGCTGTTGGTTGGTAGATTGTCCACCCTGGGCGTTCTGCCCGTTCGTGGCGCTCTGTGTGGCTTGTGGCGCCGGTGCGTGTCCGTTCATATTGAAGCGGACTTTATTGTTCCGGTCGACGATTACCAGGTCACAGATTTCGCGGCGTTCGTTATAGGCGATCTTCGATACCTTGAACTTCGTACTGGCGTAGCACTTGAAGACTTCCTTCTGACCCTGGCGTTCGGGATAGAATTCACCGTCAGCCAGTTCGACATAAATGAAAGGGCCTGTATAAAGTTCGCGGCCGATCCCGACGTTGAAGCCGGCACGTTTGAAGCTGTCGGACGCCTGGCCTTTTTCCTTTTCGGTGTTGCTCTCTGTTCCGACGTCCTGTTTTCTGACCCAGGTCTTTTTCTCATCGTCCCAGATGTCGATATTACAGAACAGGTTTCCGTTGATCACTTCGTGGGTTCTCTGCCAGTTGCCAGGACCGAAGACCTGGTCCAGGATTCGCATATCGACGCGCGCGTCCTTGTAAAGCAGAAGGACGGCGCCGACGCGGCCGGTCTTTGCTTTGCTGACCGACTGAACGCGACAGTCAATGTCTTGTTCGGTAAGAAGGGGAATCGAAAGTTCTTTCATTGCGGTTCCTCCTTATTTGATTTGAAGGTTTCGGTTCTCCACAAGGGAAGCGCCGGACACTTCCTGGCCGGACTGGATCGCCTTCTTGATCGCGGTCTTGTCCGGTTTCGTTGTAACGGTTTCAACAACGAAGTCAGCCGGAAGGGCCTTTTCGTCGTCAATGCTTACGGCCACAGACTTTCGGAAGGAAACGCGAACCTTTGTGGTTTCGACCTTGTCACGGCCGGCGGCGTCCAGACACGCGGTCAGGACATTCTTCAAATAGTCGATTCGCTTTTCGGTCTGCTTGCGGCGCTTTGCCAGGTTGGCTTCTTCGGCTTTCAGGTCGCCGATAAAGACTTCGGAATTCTTGATGTAGCAAGCGACAGCTTCGCTTTTTTCTTCGAAGGCTCCGGACAGTTCGTCCAGTTCTTCGGCGTTCAGGATTTCGCCGGTTTCTTCGTCGATTTCCAGGTTGTCAAGGACCTTCAAATACTTGTCAGTGATTTCGTACAGGGTGTTATTCATTTTCGGAACCTCCTTCCAGGGTAGCGACCTTCGCTTCAAGGTCTTTCACTTGCTGATCGGCTTTCTTGTAGCGGTCGAACCAGTCGTTCGAACACTTCTTTTCATAGTCCAGATCGCTTTTCAGTTCAGCGTTTTCGATTAAAATATCCAGGACGAACGCCTTCACGGCGTCGGTGTCATAAAAATTCAGTTTAGCCATTGTTTTTCACTCCTTTTCGTGATATACTGTTCGTAGACTTTTTTGAAAGGGCCGTTTCGGTTGTTGTGGTGACGACGAAACGGTCTTTTTCTGTTTCTTCAATGGTGATCTTGCGTTCACCAAGCAGAAGAAGACTTTTGACGGCTTGTCCGACCTGGACGGCCGACAGTGTCGCGGTGTACTTCATGTTTTGACCTCCTTTCCGTAGGATTTCGGAAGGCGCCACCTACAAAGGCGAAGCCGGTTCCAATGAACAGAAGGCCGAAGGTTCTGACCGTTCCTTCTACCAGGGACACCGCGTCGGTTTCTATGGCGCCGATCGTTCCCCAGGCAAAGAAGAAGGCAATAGCCGCCGCCAGGGCTGACGTCCTTCTGATCGCCAGACGGATTCGGCGTCGTTTCCGCCTGGTTGCTCTGTCCGGTGTCATTTCTTGACCTCCTTTCTTTTCGGACCACTGCCGCGACGGCGAATGTTTTCCTGGTAGGTTCTTTGTGCCAGTACCGGATCATAGGCCGGTCGCTGGTTCTGATCCAGTTTCCCAGTCGCGCCGCGTTTCAGTTCGACATACAGTGTTCGAAGGGCGACGCCCACTTCGTCAGAAATGTCGGAAATGGACATTCCTTTCGCGTACAGGGCCGCGATTTTCTTTCTGTTGTCGAAGGTGATAGACTTATAAACTGCCACGTTCTCACGCTCCTTTCTGCTTGCGGCCTTATAACCACGTATCGCCCTTGTCAGGATCGCCGTTGACCTGTTTAATGTTTGGGTCGAAGATTACGACGAAACGGTCTTCGTAAAACTTTTCAGAAATGACGGTTACTTCCCACAGGATATTCCAGTCTGTCAGTGTTCGGATCAGGTCCACAGCGAATTCCGCTTCCACGATTTCGCCGTCGGTGCTGACCAGAACTATATTCTTCGCTCTGCGTTTGTTAGTTGCGACGACGATTCTTTCAAGCATTTTTCTAATAGTCATTTTCTTCATTTTTAGGGTCCTCCGTGGTAAAAAAATAAGTTGCGAAGGCTCATTTGAACCTTGCAACTTAATACTACTCCTCACAAGCTTAAATAATTTTTTAGTTTTTGCTTGACAAAAGTATCTCACTATAATATAATATCTATGTTGCCTATGGATGGGTTCCCGAGTGGTTAAAGGGAGCAGACTGTAAATCTGCCGCGTTTCGCTTCGTTGGTTCGAATCCAACCCCATCCACCAACTTAACATCGCGGGGTGGAGCAGTTGGTAGCTCGTCGGGCTCATAACCCGAAGGTC